GGTTAAAAGTTAATAGTTCAGATCTAAAACAAAAAGATGTAGATTTAGTAAAGTCAGAAATTATGCCTTTATTTAAACTATACTTAAATAATACTTATCTTAGACCTGAAGAAGTAAATAAATATAACATAAACAAACATATAAAAAACGCTATAAAGTTAAGCTTTACAACATTAGGCGATAAAGGATATGGAGTAGAATAATGGCTAATATAGTTAAATACCCAATATATCAAACATTTGAAAATTTAGGAATGAGTAGAGAAGAAATAGAATATGATGCTGTCGATACTATTCTTAATAGAGTTTATGGAATGAGTAATAGAGAAAGAGAAGATTTAGGTTTAACAGATGATTGGGTAAACCAAAACAATCTATATACCTATATTCATAACGGAAGAATTAAATTTACTTATGATGAAAGATCAAAAGAATCTTCACCTAAATATCATATACATGCTGATATAGATGGTGATGGTGTTTGGAACTCTATTCCTAATCCTAATGATCCTGAGGTATCTTTTCAACCTCAAAGTACTTTAAAAAAATTTAGACCAAATACTACATCAAGAATAAAAGCTGAAGTATATGATGATTATTATAATAGTTTTATAGATCAAATGGATAAACGTACTGTATTAGAAAAGTATGGTTTTGATATAAGAGAGAATCCTAAATTAAATAGTGCAGTTAGAACAATATTTAATTTTGCAGTTGGATCAGTAGATTCTGGTAAAAACTGGTTAGATAACATGGAGTTGTTCTTTAATGAAACACCTTTCTTACCTAACATAAAATTTGATTCACAATCTATAAATGACATAGTACAACAAAGACAAATAGAAACACAAATATATGAACAAAATGCTGAACAATATAAAGATGAATATACAACAGCAAAATACTCAGGAGTATTTCAAATGACAAAAGATGGTGAAAGATTACAAACAAATAATATATTTATGGACAATACAGCAAAATGGGAAGGTGGATTTCATAGTGTTGTGTATGATCCTAGATTTAGAGGTTCTAATACACCAGATATTTTAGGTGGACCAGATCAAAAATATATGAGTGAAAATTCTAAAATTACACAAGAACAGTATAATTATCAAACTAGTGCAAAAGGTGATCCAACTATAGGTTATGGTTTTTCAATTAATCCTAACACTGATGGAGGTAAAGCTAATATTAAAAGATTAGAAGATTTAGGATATAACTTTGAAAATATTTTAAAAGGTGAAGAATTTTTGTCTATGGAAGATGCTCAAAAAATGTTCATTGATATATTAGATGAAAAGTTTCAATTAGTACAAAATATCATTGGAGAACCTTTAGATGATAATAGAAATACATTTTTAGCTGCTGCTCTTACAGATATGGCATATATTAATAGAAAATTTATAGGAGAAAGATTTCAACAAGCTCTTAAAAATTATATGAAAACAGGAGATGAAAAATACTTAGGATCATTTGAACCTTATGGAGAAGGTAAAGAAGCTGTTAGAGGATCTGAATTAGATAGTTATGAACCTACTATTGGTCAAGAATTATATAATGATGGACAAGCTAATGCAGAAAAAGGTTTAGGTGGTATTAAAAAAAGATTTAACAACAACTGGCAATTAATTACAGCTTGGGCTAATGGTCAAAGTACACAATTTCCAGAGTTAAGATATGAAGATCAAGCACCTGATTTTGTTAGATAATGGGTGACGTTTTTGTAAATACAGGCAAAGCGTACTCTCCTAGCCTAGATATTACACCTCGTACTAATTACCAATTTACAGATTTATTAACTGATTTTAAAAGTGTTGGTAAAGGTTTTATAGATGAAAATTTAATTGCACTAGGTGCTAAATCAGCAGTTCAATATATGTTTGATCGAGATAGACCGCAATTCGATATAGACGATAATTACGATATATTTAACGATCCTCAATTTATTGGTTATGAAGATTTAATAGCTAATTTTGTACATAGTAAAAATAAACAACATGCTACTAAATTGTTTAATGAATTTAAAGAAGATGTAAAAAAAGGCAAAGGATCACCAGCTTATATTATGGGTAGAGTATTAGGTGGTTTTACTGATCCAACCACATTATTTGCATTTACAAAAGCTGGACAGTTTTTAATAACTGGTAGTAGACTAGGAAGATCAGCTAAACTAGGTGGAGTTGTAGCAATAGAAGAACAAACCAAAAGACTGTTTGATGACAAAAGAACAGTAGGAGAATCTGCTTTAATTACAGCTGGTGGATTTATTATACCTACTATGTTTCCAACAATAAAAGGCAAAAATGCTGGTAAGACATTTGATAAAAATGCTTCTATGTTAGATGATGCTGATGATGTAGCTATGGAAGGTAGCACAGGAGCTGCTGCTAACAAAAGAAGTCAAATGATGACAGATGAAGATTACGCTGAATTAAACAAAATTAAGTCTACAGGACTAGGCATCTTTGGAGAAAAAGGTCCTTATAATCCTGTATTTAGAGTATTAAATAACGGTATATCAGCATCTCAAGAGTTTATGGAAAAGGTATTAGAAATACCATTATTACAAAATAAAAATTTCTTAGGGGGAGCTACAGAGCAAAGTATTGAAAGAAAAGTTAAATCTAAGTATTACGTTATTTATCAAGCAGAACAAGCTATTGATACTTTGTATAATGAATATCTAAAGTCAGTTGGAAAAAACGTACAAAATAAAGCTGAAAGATTAATGGGTATTAAAGTTAATAGAGGTAAAAATGTATTATCTCCTAGAGAATTTAGACAAGAAATATTTTTAGCTAAAATGAACTTACCTAATAAAAATATACCTCAAGTTAAACAAGCAGCATTAGAAGTTGATAAATATGTTTATAAACCTTTAGGTCAAGAATATGTAGATGTTGGTGTTCCATTAAATTGGCATAGAGCATATTTAGATAAAGCTAATACTATTACAGCAAGATTAAGAGAAACACAGGCAGATAGAGGATTAACTGTTAGAGGTCAAGAAACATTAGCTAAATGGGAAAAGATAAGTAGAAGATTAGAAAATAGAATTAAGATGTATGAGAGTGGTGAAGGTTTAAGAAAAAACTATGTCAATATAGTTTGGAAAAGAGATATGCTTGATAAGAACTGGGATGAGTTTAGTGATCTTATGTTTAAAACTATTAAGAAAAGATATCCTAAAATATCTGATAGAGAAATTAACAAAATAGTTAAGACATTTAAAAATTATCAACCTGTTGTAGCTTACGACAAGATTGACGATATCTTATTAAAAACAGAAACTAATCCAGACAAGATAGAAAAAATATCTTCTAGATTCTTTTCTAGAGATTTAGATATTAATTACGAAGATTTTATTAAAGGTGGTTATATTGAAACAGATATACAAACATTACAAAAGTTATACTTTAATCAAGTTGTTCCAGATATTGAAATAACTAAAGTATTTGGTGATCCTTTAGGATTAGGTACACAATGGAAACCTGATGGTAAGTATACTATTGGTATTAAACAAATAGCTGAAGAATATGATGAATTAATTGATGCAGCTCAAACCATAGCTCAAAAAAATAAATTAGCAGCTACAAGAGAAAAAATCTTAAAAGACTTAGATGCCTCAATTCATTTAATTAGAGGAACATATGGATTAGCTGATGATCCTAATAGATCTATTAGTAGAGGTATAAGAATAGGTAAATTATATAACTCAATGTCAATGCTAACTGGTATTGCTCAAGTAGTTGATAGTGCAAGATTAGTAATGATTAATGGTATTGGTAAAACATTTAGAACATCATGGGAAATATATACATCTAAAATGGGTAAACAAATATTTAATCAATCTAAAAGATCTGCTCAATTAGGTGGAGAAGCTATGGATTTATGGAATAGTTCTCGTGCTATGAGTATGTATGATGTTGGAGATGCTTTTGGTGTTTATAATAAATTTGAAAGAGGATTAAGCTCTGTAGGCAATTTATATTTTACATTCTTAAACCTTTCTAACCCTTGGAATACTGCTGTTAAATCAGTAGCTAGTTTTTACAATGGTACAAGAATATTTGAAGGAATAGAAGCATGGGGTAAAGGATCTATTAGTAAAGTAAATAAAGCTAGATTATTAAACTTAGGCATAGATGAAGCTATGGCTAAAAGAATATTAAAACAATATCAACAACATGGTGTTGGTAAAGGTGGTAAAACAAAATGGAGTGAATTAGGTGATGATTTTAAATATATAAGAGTAGCTAATTCAGAAGATTGGACAGATGATGTTGCTAGAGAAGCCTATAATAATGCTATAGGTAAACAAGTAAATATTGACATTGTAACACCAAGTAAAGGTGATGTACCTTTATGGGCTAATACTGAAATAGGTGGAATGATAGCTCAATTTAAAAAGTTTGGTATGGCATCAACACAAAGAATGTTAATGCGTGGATTACAAGAAAAAGACATGAATCAATTACAAGGTGTATTGTTATTATTAGCTGCTGGTGCAGCTGTAGATGCCTTTAGACAAAGAGCATTTGACAGAGATTATAGTAAAAAACCTTTTGGGCAAAAGATAGTAGACGCATTTGACAGATCTGGCATAGGTGGAGTATACTCAGATGTAAATAATGCTATTGAAAGATTAAGCAATAATCAGGTAGGTTTTAGACCTTTATTAAACGCTAAAAAACCATATGGAACTTATAGAGATTTTTTTAATAATCCTGTGCCTGATGTCTTAGGACCAACAGCCAGTCAAATAGCCAATATTGCTGATATTGCTTGGACTTGGGGTACAGGAAAATACAATCATCACACAGCAAGGAATGTGCGTAGACTTTTACCATTTCAGAACGTATGGTTTCTTGATTCTATTTTTGATAAATTGGAGAAAGATATACTTAGATAATGAGCATAACAATATCAGACACCAGCCCTAGAGTGCAATACACAGCAACGTCTGGTCAAACAACTTTTTCTGTTCCTTTCGAGTTTTTTGATGATGATGATATAGTAGTAATTAATACTAATGTTGGTGGAGTAGATACAACTTTAACTAAAGCTGCAACTCCTTCTGATGCATCACAATATTCAGTATCTGGTGCTGGAGAAACTGGTGGTGGATCTATTACTTTAGGTGCTGGTGCAACCCTAAATGATATTTATACTATTTATAGAGATCTTCCTATTGCTAGAAGTACTGATTTTCCTAACTCTGGTACATTTCCTATTGAATCACTTAACACAGAATTAGACAAAATTGTTGCAATGATGCAACAAAATGAAAGAGATTTTAATTTTACCTTAAAAGCTAAGGCTACTACATCTACTGCATTTGGATTAACATTCCCAGAATTAGTTGCAAATAAAATATTAACTGTTAATAGTACTGGAAATGGATTAATCTTTTCTCAAGAAGTAGGTAACTTTAGAGGTGATTGGGCTGCAAGTACATCTTATGTACAAAGAGATTTAGTTAAAGATACTAGTAATGGAAACATTTATATTGTTAATACAAGCCACAGTTCTAGTGGTTCTGAGCCATTATCTAGTAATGCCAATAGTTCTTATTATGATTTAATTGTAGACGCTGCATCAGCAACTAGCTCAGCTAGTGCTGCATTAGCCAGTGCTACAGCAGCAGCAGCTTCTGCAACAGCTTCTGCTAATAGTGCAACAGCTTCTGCGTCATCTGCAACAGACGCACAGACAGCTCAAACAGCAGCAGAAACAGCTAAAACAGCTGCCGAAACAGCTGAAACAAATGCTGAAACAGCTGAAACTAACGCTGCAACGAGTGCAACTACAGCTTCTACACAAGCTACTAACGCTAGTAACAGTGCTACTGCCTCTGCATCAAGTGCTACTGCTTCTGCAAATAGTGCTAGTGCTGCATCAACTAGTGAAACAAACGCTGCATCTTCAGCGTCTACTGCATCTACTAATGCTACAACTGCTACAACAAAAGCTACTGAGGCTGCTACATCAGCTACAACAGCTACTACACAAGCAAGTACAGCTACAACTAAGGCATCAGAAGCCGCTACATCAGCGACTAATGCTGCTGCTAGTGCTGCCGCTGCTGCTGCTTCTGCTGATAATTTTGATGATACTTATTTAGGAGCTAAAGCATCTGATCCTACATTAGATAATGATGGAGATGCCTTGAACGCTGGTGATTTATACTTTAATACTACAAGTAATGTACTTAAATATTATGATGGATCTGCTTGGAACAACATTGAATCTGTTGATACAAGTGGGTTTGCAACAAAAGGATTTGCGACAGCTATGTCTATCGCATTATAAAGGAGAAATAGATGGCACAAGACTTTGAAAGAAATTTTGCAAGTTCAATATCAAATAACTCTGGTTCACCAACTACACTAGTTACATCTAACAGTGATGATGCAATAGTATCTATTAGATGTGTTAATAAACATACAGCTTCTATTAGTGTAACTGTATTAGTTAGTTCTGGTGGTACAGATTATTTTGTTATTAAAGATGCACCTATACCTGTAGGTGGATCGTTAGAACTTATAGATTCTGGGAGTAAAATTGTCATACAAACTGGTGATGTACTAAAGGCATATGCTGATACAGCAAGTGCTGCTGACGTACTAACATCATTTGTAGACGCAATTAGTACATAATGGCTTATATTGGAAATACACCAGCAGATAAATATCAAACTCTACAGAAACAGAGTTTTACTACATCTGCTACTGA